AATGAGGTTAATTGTGAGTTGTTAATGGATGATGAAGAATGGTGCATCCAGCCGTGGGGAAAGACACGAGGCGATGCCGTTGTATTGAACCCCGAATGCGGTTTAATCGGATATCCTAGCTTCACGTCTGAGGGCATAAGTTGTAAGTGCTTTTTCAACCCGGCATTAAAGTTAGGCGGGCAGGTGAAAATTGAAAGTATTGTACCAAGGGCATCGGGGTATTGGAAAATAACACGGTTATCCCACGCCCTGACGGCGTATACTCAGGGAGAATGGACTAGTAGTATTGATGCTATTTGGCTCAAGGAATTTGAAGGACAGGAAGATCCAAAAATTGAGGGGGCGACATAATGGCAGAAAAGAACACAGTACAAGGCGTGCAAAATATAAACACCGCAAGCAGTGATTATAATGCCCTTTCTTTTATTATTCAGCAAGCAATTCGGCAACAGGTCAGTGTGGGGATAATTGTCAAGGTAACTGCGGTATATGACGGCTACGTTGATGCAATCCCTATGGTAACGCAAATTGACGGCTTCGGGGAAAGTGTTCCAAGCACTGAATTATTCCACTTGCCATATTTCCGCTATCATGCTGGTAAATGGGCTATTAAAATTGACCCAGTTGTCGGTGACATGGGCTTTGCCGTTTTTGCACAAAAAGACTGTTCTAGCGTTAAAGTGGGAACAGAAACGCCACAAAAGCCCGCTTCATTCCGTGAGTCGAGTATGGCAAACGGATTTTATTATGGGGGCTTTCTAAATAAAGAGCCATCATATTACATGGAACTTAAACAAGACGGCAGTTTAACCATTAACGCACCAGCAGGAATTAATATTAACGGCAATGTTACTGTTAGCGGTGATGTGGTTGCCTCTGGAATAAGTCTTGTAAATCATGTTCATGGTGGGGTAGAAAGTGGCGGAAGCACCACAAGTATACCGCAATAATATAGCTATAAGCGTGTAGGACGTTGCCTATGCGTTTTTATTTTGCTTTTAATGTATTTATATTACTTGCCGTTTGAAATCGTCTTAAAAAGCGAGGTGGAAAGAATGGCGAATAAAAGAAGTTTGTATCTAGACCCCGACAAGTGGGATATAACGATTAATAATAACGGCGACTTGGTTACTACATCGGGCTTGTACTGTGATGCGCAGAATGTCGCTAATGCAATAAGGCTTTTTAATCGTGACGCTTTTCTTGCTCAGAATAAAGGAGTACCGCATTTTGAGTTAGATTTGGGGCGAATGCCCGCATTTTCTGCCGTTAGAAGTGTTTACCGTAAAAATGCCAGAGCCGTGGAGAATATAAGGGACGCAGTAATTCAGAATTTGCGTGTTGATAACGACACAAGGGCATTAACTGGCATTATTATAGCCACAACGGAGCAGGGCGAAAATGTATCGGTCGAAATATAAGGAGGTGAAAAAATGGGCATTACGATTGATTATGAAAAAGGTATCAAGGCAGACGACACGGCGACCGTCAGACAGTCACTTGTCGAGGCATGGCAAGAAGTATTCTCTGACGAGAACGCAACTATTAACACTGAGGCGGAAAGCCCAGCAGGGCAGATAATAGACAGTCAAGCTGTTCTTGTTACCGCAAAGGATAGTGAACTGGTGGAACTAATGAATCAATTTGACCCACGAAAAGCCGATGGGATTTTTCAAGAGGCGTTGGCTGCGATTTATTTTCTAACCCGCAAAACCGCCCAGCCGACAGTTGTCGAGTGTGTTTGTACTGGTTTGCAAGGCACAACTATTCCTGCCGGTTCGATGATACAAAATGATGATGGCTATAAATTGACATCGGTTGGAGCCGTTACAATTCCTGCTAGTGGTAGCATTAACGTAGAATTTCAGACAGTAGATGTAGGTGCTATTCCTATTCCTGCGAATTCATGCAATAAGATCATCACAGTTATAGCAGGGTGGGATACTGTTTCAAACACAAATGCTGGCGTTGTGGGACAGTTAGAGGAAAGCAGGACGGCATTAGAAACAAGAAGGGCTTTGAGTGTGGCAAAAAATAGTCATGGCTCTAGATTGTCGCTTCAAGGTTCTATAGCATCTATTGACGGTGTTCTTGACTGCCTTGTATTGGAGAATAAATCAAATGCAAGTGTAACAATTCAAGGCGTTTCGCTTATTAGTCACAGCGTGGCTATATGCGTTTATGGTGGCACTGATGAGGCTATAGCCGAAATGATTTACAATAAATTGGACGCTGGTTGCGGAACTAACGGTGGGACTACAGTTGTATATACCAGTGAGGACGGCGTACCTAATAGCTATCAGATAGTAAGACCGACACCAACAAATTTATATGTTGAGGTTACTATTAACGAAACTGCGACAACACCTGCCACCATTATGGATGATATAAAGAACGCTATTGTTAACGACTTCAACGGCCTTGATAGTAATAGCGGAAATCTAAGGCGAGGGTGTGGGCAGACAATTTATGCTTCTAGCTTTTCCGTGGCCTTAATCAAGACCGCAGGAGTCAGCGACCTTGTTAGCATTGAAATAGGCAGGAGTGCAGGAGCTTATACAAATAGCGTGATTATGGACGCAGACGAGGAACCTATACTTACCGCCGCCAACATCAATGTGGTTATGAATCCGCTTTCGTAGGAGGTGGAAATAATGAGCATTGATTTTGAAGAATTGGGACAAAAAACAATACAAAGTCAATATTCTTCTAGTCCGCACATTATGGGGCTTGTCGATGAGTTTAGAAAACAAATTGACCCTACGGCAGATATAGAAGAATTTTATAAAAAGTTTTTTGATCCACGAACGGCACAAGGAATTGGCCTTGATATTTGGGGCATTATTGTTGGTGTTAGCAGATATCTGGAAGTAGATGAAGGCGAATATTTTGGCTTTTTGAACTCTGGCCTATACCCATTCGACCAGCAACCTTTTGTATACGAAGAAGGAAGTACAAAAATATACAAGCTGGCAGATAACGCCTATAGAGAATTAATCTTCCTAAAAGCCTATGCAAATATAGGCGAGGCAACACTCCCAGCATTAAAAACTGTTGCAAATGCTTTATTTAAAAAGGCAACAGTAATTGACAAGCACGATATGAGCGTCCGTGTGTTATTTCTGACCTACGATATCCCCGCCTATTCGTATGCGATATTCAAGAAATACGGGCTGATGCCGTTAGGCGCAGGGGTTGACTGGGAATATCTTATTAATGTACCTGAGGAAACATTTGGATTTTTTGGCTCAAATCTACAACCATTTAATCAAGGTGTTTTTGCTCCATACGGAATTGTTAAACCATAAGGAGGTAGTAAAATGGCAAATCCTACTTTATTGACATCGCCAATAGCGGAAAATGGCGATAAAAATGTTATTCCTGCAAGCACAGGAGCGACTACTGGGTTATTAGACCAAGAGCATGGCTTCCAGCAGATTAACGAATTGCCTTTGCAGGCAGGTGGACTTCCGCCACAGAGAAAAGATTTTAATGGCGCATTTAATTTGCTTTCAAAACTGCTTTTCTATGTACAGAAAGGCTGGCAATTTGAATATGACGAAAATCAAGATTATTATGCAGGGTGCGTGGTTAAAGACACGGATGGCGGTTTGTATTGTGCCAATACAGATGTTTCAGCTTCTAGCACACATCCAAAAGACGATACCACAAATTGGGCATTAATTAATTTCGGATTCAACAAAAAAGAAACCTTCGTATCTAGTGGTAGCTTTACCGCTCCTGTTACTGGTACATATCGCATCACCTTGCAAGGCGGTGGAGGTGGTGGTTTTACAAGGCTTAATGCCGGATTATTTGGCGGTCGAGGCGGTGGTCAAGGTGGCTTAATGACTTTTTATGAGAAGCTTGTCGCAGGAGCATCTTATTCCTACACCATTGGAGCAGGTGGCTCTTATCCAGCTGGGGTGGGTGGTACATCTACCGTCATTATTAATGGTACTACTTACGAATGCTACGGTGGGAATAAAGGTAGTGACGGAGTAGGCGGAGAAGCCAAAATAAATAGCATCGTCGTTGGGCGTGGGGGTTCGGGCGGTATGCCTACAAGCGATGAAACATCTGGCGGAATAAATTGGGCATATGGTGGTAATGGTGGTGGCATAGGTGGTGCAAATAGCAACACGATAGGTACGAACGGCATTTTGGGTGGAGGCGGTTGTGGTCAAACCAATAGTGGTAGTACCCTTGTTAATGGAACAAACGGCGGTGACGGTTACATCACATTCGAATATTGTGATATCTAAGGAGAGTGAAATAAATGGGAAAATACTATAGCCCTACGGGTAATTTCGAGGTTTGGGAAGAAAAGCCCGATGGTTATTATACCGAGGCGGAATGGAAGGAACTGCATCCCGAACCAATCCATGTACCAACAAAGGCTGAGAAGTTAGCACAGTTAGAAGCTGAGTATGAGCAGGAATCGGCCGAGTTAGAGAAGTATTACAACAAGGCGAATATTAGAAATAACACAGATCTAATGGATGAACTGCGAAAAGAAATGGCAAACTTAGAAGCTGAATACGAAGCAAAACGAAAAGAGATTGAGGAAGGTGAATGATATGATTGCTAAGAGATGTCCACATTGCTTGAAGAAACTGAAAAAGATTAGCGAGAATCAATATGTCTGCGAAAACCATGAGCCACCAATCTATTATCCGCCAATGCCTAAGACAGAGG